TCATCCAGGCCGCCAAGGCCTGAGCGACGTTGCCGACGTCAGTGACCACGCTGCCCCGCAGATTGCGGATATGCGTGTAGGACTGCGTAGACTTCATGAACCCATTCTCGTCGGTAACCGTGACCAAAAGGTCAGCGATATGCCGTTCGTACTGGGTTTGTACAAGTCCAGAGGCCGAGGGGGCTGTTTTGGGTTTGCCTTCGTAGGCATTCCTAATTGTCATCCTTACCTCTGTTCCGGGCACCGTGGTGTTATCCATCCACGTTGATCCGAAATTGTCCTGGTTCTTCTTCTTCAAGGAGAACGCTTGAGCACCGATCGTAATAGTCTGAGGGTCTGCGAGCATGTTGCTTGCCTTTCACACACAAAAGCGAGGGATTCTTCAATCCACTCTAGTTGGGTTGCGCACCTGGTCTTTTGGCCAGTTATCTTTTGAACCTTACAAGGCTCATAAGCAGTGCGAGTAAGTTGGTAGCCTGCCCTTTGGTCATAATGCCAAAGGACAATAAGTCACCCGCGTCACTGATGGTAACGACTTTTCTGAGTTTCATCTCATAGATGACCTCACCATCAGAGATCGACTCGTGTCTGTCCCAAGGGTATCCCCCTGGGGCATCTACGATGCCGACAGTACCGGTGTTCACCGTGCGCTCACGCATGATACAAATGTCATGCGGGAGGACTTTATCAGTATCTTCTATAGCCTGCAGAGTATCCCCAACATTGAGGAAGTAATCTGCAAGCCACGAGAATGGAATCATCTCCCATATCGTGGAAGCATCTGGTTGCCTGAGATCCAAAACCAGCTTGATGGCCTCGTTAAAGGTTGCAAGCTTCGAAAGATCTACAGGGGAAGTCCTGTTAGGTACCCAACGTACACTACCCCAAACTTTGGTAGAGTACTTTGATTTGACAACTCCGTTCCAGGCGCCTTGTGCGTCTGAATGAATGGATGTGATGGTCTCCGGCCCGAAGGTCGAAGCCCGTGTCAGATTTACCTTACGACGCAAACCGCCTTTCATGACTAGCGAATTGAACTCCTTTATACGAGATTCAATAGCAGTCGTCAATTTGGCAAGAGTTCGAATATCGTTCTTCATAGCGTCCCATCCAAACACCTTGTTCAGATGGGCTGAGCCGATGAGAGCGAAGTAATTATTCGAAGCCAACTTGAGTAGAGAGGCGCCTTCCACTAGCTCTGCGACCATTACAGGTACGGAGACGGAGTAACGGAAAGGGTTAGACTTGGCCAGCAGCTCTGCTGTTAAGGCTTCAGTCGTGCCCTCCATATACTCCCACCCTAGTGGCGGTGATGAGGGAATCAAACCCGTTGGGGCGTAGCATGGCAGGTTAACGCCATGGTAATACGGTATACCCCACGGTACGAATATGAGCTTGTTCGAGAGGAACGGCGGTCGGATAAATACCTTCAGCAATTCCAAATCCGACGGGGGTGTTAATCCCGTTATCGGATCTTTCTTTTTCTCGATAAAGTCCCGACAGTACCAGTATTCAGTTCGGTACGGATAAGGACCTTTTGGAGTGAAATCCTCAGGGATTAATACATTACCCTGTGCACTCCAGCGCTCTCGTGTTCTGATTCTCTCTTTCATAGACTTATCCCCAGAAAGGGGTCCTGGATTGGAA